CAGTATTAACTCTGCATATGATCGAGCCTGTTGATTTTTTATAATGGATAGAATAATGATTTGAATCCTCTTGATACGGTCTGCCTGCTGAAAATATCACAGTATCGTCAAAGTCTTGATCTGACTGTATATTAACATCAAATTCGTATGAAGGGGCCCCATTAACTGGATCATACGTCGCATCTATGAAATATGTGTCATGCGTACCAATGGTGGCAATACCTGTTGTTTTAACTGAGAAACTTGGATAAGTGGTATACTCGTCCGGCATATTAAAACCATATTTCCAGTTATGCGATTCAATTCCGTCATATTTTATTCTGATGTTAGATAAATCAGACACTGCCACAATATTAGCTTTAGTATTGTTCAAAGTGTTGAAACACTCTAATCCCTGTCTCTCTTCAAAATTCAAATATGCAACATCCGCAATTTTCACGTTTCCTAATTGAATATAATCTGAGATATTGTCTGACATACCGATTTGGCGACCGAGTCTAGCGTTATGAGCAGGTGTACCGGTTTTAACAGAAAACCCGCCAGAGTAAGTAAATGGTGTTCCGTCTCTTGTTACAACAAACCCGTCAGAGTCTCCTATGATATGAATATGTTGAAGTGTTGTATAAGACGAGCTCGGGCTTAGGCAGTTTAACATCTGTTTTGTGTCAACTACGTTAGACACTCTCCTATAAATGGTAATGTCGTTGTTTATGCAATAAATTGCTATTCCATTATATCCAGACTTATATCCATTATCTAGAATATATTGTGTGGACGCGCTACCCCTTTTCATATCAAATTCAAAATCAATGAAACCAGTATTAAAGAAATTTATCATATTGTCTTCTATTTCAACATAATCTCCGCCAGTTAAAAACTTAAGCATTCTAGCATTAGCAGGAGTTGGAACTGGGCTTAGAAGTGTTAAATCTGTGAGATTACCATTATCGTCTGTTGTTAAGATCTGAATCCATTCTGGCTGCAAGCCGGCATCAGTAATGTCCCATTGATAAACGTTTACTAAAGTATCTCTAGCTTCTTCTCCTGCTGCATTAAAAAAGCTGTTGCCACCATGCATAACAACACCAACGTTAATTGTGGTTGAGTTAGCAAAGTGAATAAGCATTGACGAATATGAATCAGTTGTTAACTGAGTGTCCTTCAAGAAGTTATGCAATGACGTTATATTCAATATATCCCAGTCGATAACATTAATTTCTTTCAGGTTTGAACATCCAGCAAATGTGTTAATCATTTCAGTCAACGCGTTGATTCCAGCGCCGATAGTGGCAGATTCTAATTGTGTATTGTTCTTGAAGGCGTCATTAAGATTTGTCCATCCAACGTCGCCAAGGTTTACGATTTTATAGGGAGCATTAGCCATATTTTGTATCCATTAAAGTATTATTTTAGTTATTTATATCATATCTGGCGGAATTGTACCTTCGATGCCAAGTGTTCCACCAATAGGTTCAATGTATCGTGCAGATACCGTATCCCAGAAGCAATTGCTTGGGGCAGGAGTAGATGAATAGAATGTTGATCCAATAGGTATCGGCATTAACTCTTGGAGCAATTCGGTTCTAGTAGCGTTGCACCATACCCTAAACGAGAAGATAGTCCAATCGGCATAATATCTAGCTACGTTGTTATTGTCCTCATTTCGTTGCCATAAATAACATTTTCCAACTCGCTTAGGAGTATCCAATAAAGTAATACTTCCGATCCCTGATATTGAATATGTTGTTCCACTTTTATTGAATATATGTCTAACTGAATCAGACGCACCAACGTCATGACTCGCAGCGGGCTGGCCATATACACTGCTAAATCTCCCGGTTTTTACTCTAATCAATTCAGCATAATCATTATCAGGATCATCTACTAAAGTAGGGTTTGAGAATATAGCATTGCCCATAATAGAATAACCGTTGTCTGGCGGTTCACCTGATTGAGCGTATCTAGCATCCAGTTCAAAATCGAATTCAGATAGGACGTTTATACCGGTATCCATATAAAGTTCAGATGACGACGCTAATCCAAAAACAGATGCTGGATATTCAGTTCTAAGATCTTCTTTAATAGGGTGCAATGTTCCACCATCTGGCATTACATATAAGTCATTAGCAACATCCCAAAATCCAGCAGCAGGAGCAGGCGTAGCAGAATATTGAGTTGAACCCTTGATGACTGGAACAAGATCATATATCAAATTAGTTCTAGCTCCGTCAGACCAGCATTGAAGTGTGTAGATTATAGCCTTTGCAAAATATCTTGGTTGACTAGCTGTCACTTCATTCCTTGCCCATAGATAGATATCCTCAGACTCGTTATAGATATCATCTGTCATGGTTTGTGTAGTGAGTTCACCAATAGAAATATCAAGACCGTCTTTAGCCCAAACTCTGCGAGTGAAATCTAAAGGAACAGTTGTTCCATTCCATCTAGGAGTTCCCCATACACTATGGAAGACTTGATCTGAGTGCCTTGATCTATATAATTCGACTGTTCGTTGGATCCCGGCGGTATTTACTTCTACACCCATGATGCCATGACCAGCACCAAGTTCTGGTACATCGCTATACCATTTTGAAATATTTCTTGCGTCCATTTCATATTCAAATCCAGAGGATGGAATCAATCCTGTCTTAATATGAACATCGCCAAATGAGATCATACCCATAACGTCTGGAATTATAATTTCGCCTCTTATATCAATAGTCAAATCAGCTTTAATTGTACCTTGAGCAGTGATAACGTAATTGCCTGCTGATACGTAGGTGTGATAGCGATTTATATCGTCGTAGGCTATAATAGTCGAATCAGGTGAACCGTCTCCCCAGCTAACATCAAAGTCATATGTTCCTCCAACAACCATATTAAATTTAGCTTCGTCATCATCAATAGCTGTTACATTGAAGACATACGATTCAGTTACGTCAAACGAAACTGTGCCCGGAATCTCGCCATACAGAGTTACGTTAAACGAACCAATTGCCAAGTATTGATGGATTCTATTTGGATCATCCCATGCTAGTATTGTATCAATAGGAGATCCGTCTCCCCAATCAACAGTAAAGTTGTATGGATCAATCTCATTTGAGATTATCAATTCTGCTAAACCGTTGTTACCAACGTATGGATTAAACGTAATTGTGCTTAATGATTTGAATCTTTCGCAAATTCCGGTTATGCTAACGGTGTATTTGCCTTTACGAGAATATATATGTTCTCTATTAGGATCATCCCATGCTATAACGTTAGAGGTAGTACCGTCTCCCCAATTAGCAACAAAGTCGTAATTATAAGATTCAACCAGAGGTAAATCTACAACCATATCAATTGGATCTATTAAGTAATTCATCTCAAAGCTGTCTGGCACTATGCTGATAGCCTTATTCAACCATAGAGAGCATGTTCCCTTTATTTTAGTGTAATAATTACCACAATACTGAAATGTATGTACAGTAGCAGGATCATTCCATTCAGTGATATGCACTATAGGCGATCCATCGCCCCAGTCAATATCGAAGTCATATTCACCTTCTTCAGACAATGGCAAGCATAACTGAGTGTCTGATGTACAAACATGGAACAATAATTCGAAGTCATCTTTTATTAACACCGCTTTGCTTAACCATGTTGTACAAATTCCTGTTATCTTTACGTAATAGTTACCAAAGTACTCGTATGTATGCAAGTTCTTAGGATCATCCCATTCAGTGATGTGATCAGTAGGTGAACCATCTCCCCAATCAACAATAAAGTCATATGTGCCAATATCAGATAGAGGTAATGCTAAGTGTTGTGATTCATAGATGTGATAAAGTAAAACGAATGATGCAGAAATATTAGACCATACATCTCTCCAGTTCTCACAAACACCTTCAATACTCAATTCATATAAGTCTGGAGTAGAATATGTATGAAATATATCTATTTCAGTTGCAGATTCAATTATTGATTTATCTGATCCATCTCCCCAATCAATAACGAATGAGTAATTAAATCCTTCAGATAAAGGGAGTCTTATAGTTAAATCAGATGAAGCAACTTCATACTGAGTAACATATTCGTTACCATAGTAACCGCCATCTGTGATAACCCAGCCGCTCTCTACGAGTTCCTGTCTTGGAACTGCAGTAAACATATCATATTCAGAGTTTCCTCCACTGAATATAACATTAGAGTTGTTCAAATTAATGTTCATCCATTGAATAAATTCAGAATAGAATGTCACTCCAATGTCAACGTTGTATAAGAAATTTTCCATTGTGTCAACGTTATCGAAGTCCCAATTAGGATAATCAAAGGTTGTCAATGAGTTACAACGATAGAACATTCTCTTCATAGAAGGGACTGTAGGAGCCCATACACCAATATTACACGAAGTCATATTAATACAGTTAGCAAATATCCCTTCGAAATCAAGCATATCAACTTCACCAAGGGATTCAACAGATAATAATTTATGTGCATCTCTAGGAACTAAGTCAAAACTAAATTTAGGAACCCCAGCTGACAATGTAACTGTGTATACACCGGGTTCGTAATCATGAGTAAATATTCCATCGGACATAAGTCCAAGAGAACCATCACCCCAGTCAATTACACCATCATAAGTATATCCATCTACAAATGGCAGAGTAAAATCACCAGACATATTGTATCTAGCAATAAAGTGGTTACCATCAGGCATGATAACTCTTTCACGAATTCTTAGCTTATTTCCTAAGTAATTTGATAGCTTTTCAAATGTTTGACATACATCAACAACTATAATATCAACTTCAGTGTTGTCATCAGCTGTAAAGCCTTCTAAAATGAATTCTTCGTCAGAAATTAATGTATAATCATATAGAATACCTGTAAGACCGGTATCTTCACCTTTAAGAATAATTGGTTCTTCAGGTCCTAGAACTCCATCAGTAGCAGTCAAGTAAACAAGCATAGTATCAACAAAATTAGCACCAAAAACAGATACATTGCTAACCTGTTCTGGGACCATAGATGGTGGACTTGTAATATATGGAGTTGGTAAAGTTGAATAGATTATTTCATCATAAGGCAGATTATTACCTTCTTCCAATATTGAATAAACATCATCAACACTATACCAATTAGTGATCACTTTTCTGATTACATTGCAATCAGTTATAGTACGTCCTTGGCCTGGGATAAGATTTGATCCTGGGAATAACCAAGTCTTGAAAACAAAGGTAGTGTTAGATATAATACGCTGTTTTGATTCACCATCATAGTCAATCATTTCATACTGTGTATCAATCTGACCGTCCCAAATTACTTGACTCTTTAAGGTACCTTTAGTGTAAGGATGTTTCCATGCAACATAAAAATTTGGCATGGAAAATGGAGTAAAGTTCTGTACAATCTGTTCATCCTCAACAGGATTCATAGAAAAAACACTAAGTTCAAATTGAATATCAACAGGAATAGGTTGTCCTAAAGTGTAATCTAAAGAATCACTCTGTTGAATTAAGACATCGTTGTTTAGATTGAAGAAACGTTCTTGGTCAACGCTGAATCCACTACGACTAAAAGCCATAACAGGGTATGCTGGGTTCTTTTTACGATCCTCTAGTTCTTTAAGGGCTACTGATTTAGCCGCGTAACGTAAAGGTACGCTAATCTGTTTCTTTATTGAATCATCCTTATTAAAGATATAGATTTTTATGTTATTTAAGGCATCTTTAAATTGTGCAGTCGCTATCTCGAGTTCTTTATTATATGATTGCACGTTTTTCATATAGATATTTATTACTTTCATGATAAATAACCATAACGGTTTTTAAGGTTAACCTACTAATATGCCAATATTCGGAAAAAAGAATCGCGATGACGATGAAAAATTTGATCACCTCTTAAAAAGTTTTATGAGGTTTTCGGCTGATGATGATATCACAGATCTTTCAGTAATCGAAAACGCCTTTAATGATTTAAATGCTCGACACCAGAACTCAGATTTTTACGATCCTAACATCGTAAACTCCTTTGCTGCTGAAAAGAAGGTTAAGGCTCTTGATACAAATAAGCCACAGCGCCTTCAGTATTACTATGGAATGTCTCGTTATCAGGAAATTTCTGATGCGATTGATCAGATTTGTGAGTCTTCGTTAAACTATGACGATGACGGTAAGATCATCAACATGACTTTCGCTGATACTTTCCCAGCTAAATACAAAACCCAGTTTGAAGAAGAATTCAATAAAGTGGTTTCTCCTCTTAATCTAGAGAAGAACATCTACAAATATATGAAAGACTTCGTTATCACTGGTGAACTTTGTTTTGAAAATATTGTAAACCCTAAAATGCTTGATCAAGGAATCGTAGGATACACGAAGATCCCTGCTCATGCATTTGACTATGCAATTGATACATCTACCAATACTAAGGTAGGTATTGTTGTTAAGGTACTCTCTGTACGTCCTAACGACTTAGATATCAATAATTATAATCAACAAGGTGGTTCAGGTACAACAGGGTTCAAACAGGACTTCCAAAAGAAGTATAATTTACAGATTGATAAACTTGATCGTGGTGATGATCTTCTTAATGGTGAATGTATATTCATGCCGTTCACTCAATTATGCTACTGTAACTTTGACTCAATGAACTGTAATGAAACTATTGTACTTCCATTGCTTTCTAAAGCTCGTCGTGCTTACAATCAGTTAGTATCGATGGAAGACTCGATTATCATTTACACAATTTCTCGTTCACCTGTTCGTTTAATGTTTAACGTTGGTATGGGTAATATTAACCCTAACAAACAACGTGATGTATTGAACAAATACATGAAGAAATACAGCAACAAGATGTCTTATGATAAAGAATCTGGTTCTGTTCACTCAGCAAGAGATACACACCTTATGATCGAATCGTTCTGGTTTGCTCGTCCTCAAGGTGCCCCTGAATCTGATGTTTCTCAAATAGGCGGTGATGCTAACTTTGGTGACCTTGAAGGTCTTCGTTATTTCCAAGGTAAAGTATTCAAAGCATTGAAGATCCCTTCTAAACGTATGTTTGAATCTGGTGATAGCAACTGGACTAAGAATACAGAAGAAATCACTTACGAAGAATTCTCATTTGCACAGATGATCATGCGATTAACTAATCGTATCTCAATGGGTATTAAAGAATCATTCATTACACACCTTAAGTTCCTTGAAGTATGGGATAAGATCTCGGATCAGATTCCAGAAAACTCCTTTGATGTTGAATTCGTTCGCCCTATTGCTTACGACATATATCAACAGAGAGTAATGCTTCAGAACAAAATGGAAATGTTTGAACGTGCTACTAGTACTGATTACTTAGATCCTGTTATTGCAATGAAGAAATATCTTGGCATGTCTGACAAAGAGGTTGAAGAAAACTTCAAGTCAATAGAAGAAACTAAAACTAGAATGGCTAAGATTAATTTCAAAGCCGCTAACCTAGAAGAATTTGGTACAGAAACTAAACCTAAGGAAGAAAGCGATTTTTAAGTCATTGACATTTAGATAAATTTATACCTAAAAAAGTATAAATATCTTATAAGAAGCCTATGAACTCATGTAAATTAATGTCTGATAGTCCAATGTGGGATTGCGAGTTAGTTATCGAACAATCCAACAATGGCACGCCTAAACGGCTTAAGATTAAAGGCCCATTCTTAGTAGCTAACAAGCGAAACGGTAATGGTCGTCTTTATACTGAAGGTGTTCTAGACAGAGCGGTTGAAGAATACACTCGTGAAAAGATTAATAAAGGTCTTTCACTTGGTGAAACTAACCACCCTGACTCAATCGATGTTAACTTCGAACGAGCATGTATTATGGTTGACTCCCTTACTAAGGAAGGTAACATCTGGATCGGTGAAGCTACTGTTCTAGCAAGTTTTCCTGATCATGGTATTAAAGGAACAATCTTAGGTGATAACCTTGCCTCAATTCTTCAATATGGTGGCAAACCTGGTGTTAGCTCTCGTGGTGTTGGATCCATTGGTAAAGATAAAGTTATCGATAACATCTATAAGCTAATTGCTGAAGATGTTGTACATAATCCATCAGGTCCAGGTTGCTATGTAGATGGTATTCTTGAATCTAAAAGCTTTATGATTGATACTCATGGTGATATCCTTGAACAATCATTTGAGAAATTCGAAAAGAATATGCTTACTCTTCCTCGTAAAGCTCAATTCAAAGCCGACCATATCGTTAACAGCTTTAACAGTTTTTATGCCGAATTGGCTAAAATGTAAGGAATCATTATGACTAAACAAGAAGAACGTCGTGAAAAAACACGCGAATTTGTACAACAGGTTGTTAACAACCAGAACTTTGATGCGACTGCCGGACTTGATGAAATAGTTGGGTTGTCGAAAGAGATTCGATATGATCGAATCGCCGCTAATACTGAAATTTAATAGAAGGAGCACTAAATCATGGAAAAAACACTTAAAGACTTACTAGAAGGTTTACTTAACACTTTGGATCCTTCTAAAGAAGTTATTGCCGAAAGCGTACGAGAAGATATTTCGACTCGTTTCGTAGAAGCCGTAACTAAAGCAGTTGAAGCTGAAACTGGTACTATCGATGAAGTTGTTGCAACTCAGATGGAAACCATTACTACACAGATTGCAGAATCTAAACTTGTTCATGCTAAAGAACTTACTGATTTGACTGAAGCTCATGCTACAGCCGTTGACGCTATCGACGTTCAGTTCTCTGAAATGCTTGAATTTGCTATCAGTCAGTTTGATGATCGTTCAGTTGCTGAACTTACTAAGGTAAAAGAAGCATTCGATACTTATATGGATAAAGAAATGGATGATCTTTGTGAATCTGTTGAAGCCATTATCGATAACAAACTTGACGAAGCTAATACTGATGAAGATATTACTGGTCTTGCTCGTCTTGAAAAGCTTGAAAAAGCTTTCGAATCTATGAAGGATATCTTCTTCACTGATACCGTGCTTGAATCCAAAGTAAATGAATCAGTTGGTTCAATGAAAGGTGAATTCGATAAAGTTCTTTCACAGAACATCGTTCTTACTAAGAAACTTAACAAAATCGAAGTTGACTCGTTTATCGAATCAGAAACTGAAACTATGAAGCCTGCTCTTAAAGACTACATGGTAGAACGCTTTGAAAACGGAAAGATCACTGACGTTAAAGAAGGTTGGGAATCAGCTCAAGAAGACTTTAAAGCACTCGATGAAGAAAATCGTCGTCTTGCTAAAGAAGGAATCGAAGCCCTTGATCTTGACACTAATCTTGACAAAGATTTTGAAGAAGAACATGAAACTCCAGTAAATGAAGCGTATGCTAACGTTGCATCTCAGTATGCTAACTACATTCACTAAAGTTTCATAACAAAAATGTATAAATAGTATTAATAGAGCGAGGTTTCCTCGCTTTGGACTTATAGTTTTACCTTTTATGAACTACTACTGAATTCGTAAGAATTTTGACAAAAACTAAACTTGGAATTGCTTGTTAGATTTGAAGCAAAAGTTTTGAAATAAGAAAATAATTAAATCCCTAAAAAGGAAGGTAATAAAATGGAAATGACATTCGCACATCTTAACCCTATGTACCGTCGTACTTTGGTTGAACGTTGGAAAGATGTTATCGATCACGAAGGTGCTGCACCTATCGTAGACCAAAATCTACGTGAATCGATGGCTATCGCTATCCAAAACACACATCAGTTCTTAACTCCTCAGCAGAACATGAACGAAGCCTATGGTCAGACAGGTGGAGCATGGGGTGCTGGTGATGCATCTGCCCAAGGTGGTGGAGCAATCGGCCAGAGCTTTAATCCTACTGGTGGACCTAACGACTATCGTATGCCTCACATCGTGATGCCTCTTCTTCGTCGTACATTCCCTGGTCTTCTTGCCCATAACCTCGTTGGTGTTCAGCCAATGAACGGACCTGTTGGACTTGCATTCGCTATGCGTTACAAGTACGATCAGCAAGGTAAAGGTTTCACTGCACAGCCTGGTGATGAACTTGGTTACAACAAAATTGACTCAGCCTTCACTGGTGCCACTGGTACTATCTCTGATGACGCTGACTGGCAAGCTTTCGCTGGATCTAATCGTCCAGGTGTTGGTGAAGCCGCTGAAATGGAAGAAGCAGAATGGTGGGGCCTTGGCTCTGATATGCCTACAGCTAAGCTTGGTATTGAAAAAGCTGCTATCATCGCTAAATCTCGTAAGTTTGGTACATCCTACTCACTTGAAGCTGCTGAAGACATGATGCACACACAGGGTATCGATATTGATGCCGAAATGGTTGCAGTACTTGGCCAGGAAATCAAGAACGAACTTGACCGTGAACTTCTTGAACGTATGGTAAAACTTTGTATTGGTGATGCGGAAGCTAAATCAGTATGGGATCCTACTGTAGCAGATGGTCGTCATCAGCTTGAACGTATTTCGACCCTTTACACGCACGTCCTTCAGCGTCGTCAGTCTATCGCTGTTCGTACACATGATGGTGCTGGTAACTGGGCCGTTGCTTCTCCAGATGTAACTGCATTGCTTGAACGTCTCAGTGACTTCACGTCCCAAGATGCACAGGGTGGTGGAAATACTGCTAGTACCGATGGTGCTGCAGAAACTACATTCGTTGGAACACTTCGTTCTGGATCGATCAAGGTATACCGTGACATCTTCGCAGGTGGTAACTACGCCCTTATCGGTTATAAAGGTCAGCGTGTAACCCAGACTGGTATCGTGTATTGTCCGTACATCCCTGTACAGCTTGCTCGTGCTACTGGTGAAAACACCTTCAACCCTCGTCTTGCTGTTCGTACTCGTTACGGTATGCATGACAACATGTATGGATCAAGCAAGTACTACCAGTACGTGCGTGTAGATAACTTGAGCTCTGCAGCTCTCGCAGCTGACGGTGCTCGTTACTTCACTAGCTAATCCTAGTGTTACTGTAAAACTTAAACTTAAAAACGTACCTTATGGTACGTTTTTTTGTGTTAAGTGATAATGTTTACGATTCGTTCAGCTACACCACCTATAGCATCAAATTCATAAAAGCCATTTCCTTGTTCTAAAAGAAACTCCTTTAATAGAAAATCCATACCCTTTGCATATTCCTCAGTTTCATTACGCTTAAGTCTTCTCAGAAATATGTCTACGTTGTCATACTGATCATAAACATCTGTAACTAACTGTTCAAATGATTCGGGTACGTCAGGCGCATACAGGCGCTTAAATACGACGCCTGCTAGGATTGGTGCATCAGTTACAATGAAATCTACCTTATCTCTGAGCATAAAGAGACGATGTTGTTGCTTTCCAAAGATATAAACCTGGTCCTTAAGGCATTCTTTACGATCATGCCAAGTCAAATCTTTAGCGAACTCTGTTACGAGTTCAGCATTATATCCACTTTGTTTTAAGATAGCAAAAACTGCAGCGGCTGTAGTAGATTTACCTGTTCCAGGTTCACAATACAAATTGACTACCTTCATTTCTTATCCTTTTTAGTTTTCTTCATGTATTGGATGTACCCACTCTTTTGCTTAGGAATATGATCATAAGCATAATGGAACATTTGTATATCAGACAACCCAGCTTTATTGATGTGATTGATTACTCTAGCATGAGCAAGTAATTTAGGATGCATGCTAATATATCGTGCTAGCATAAATCCAGACATGACTTTATCAAAGCCAGGATCATTAAGAAAGAAGCTTTTTGGCTTATTCTTTAGTAGTATACCATTTATAATTTCATAAAATTTCATAATTCACCTTATAATGTAAGGTAGATAAAAGTTCTATATTTTACTAACAACATTACATTGGAATTTATGTATAACGCAAACTCAAATCATGTAGTATTAGAAATTGAAAAAGGTGAAGACATCGTTATTAAAGATGGCATCATCGTTTCAGATAAGTCTACCGAGAACAGTAAGTTGATCCACGGTAAGATAACATCAGTTGGCCCTAAAGTAAAGAATGGATTCGAAGTTGACCAGGTCGTATTGTATGACAAATATTCCATAAATAAGATTAATAGTGATCTTGGTGTATTAAAAGAAGATAATATTATTCTTATAGAAAAATAATGTCACACCTGCCTACACAACCTAAAGAAAGCTACATTATGGAATCACCATTCAATACATTTGAAGAAGATAATAAACTATATGCAGAGAAGCTATTCTCTGGTAAAATGAAGATCATATTAGTTGTTTGTCATAAGTGTAGTAATCTCTTATGTATCGAATCTGGTTATACTCCAGAGGAATTTATAACGTCTTGTTGCCCTTATTGTGGAACTGACGCAAAGCAAATCGTTAATCCTATTAATGATGGAGCTGATTTAAACTCTATTAATAAAACGATGATCGAATCTGGTACCCCTCCTCTAAGTAGAAGCATACAAGAGAAGATGAAACGTGTTCTTATAGATGCAAACAACCAGACCTTTAATATCTCAGCGTGTACGGTATGCCATAGTAGGTTTATCTTATTAGAAGAAGATATTGGTGAAGTAGGTTGTTGTCCTTTCTGTTCTGCTGATGTTGATGATTTAGTTCTGTTAATAAATGATGTCCCAGCCCCTGCCCCTAAAACAGGACTTGAAGCATGTATTGGTAAATTATTTTACGTTAAGACTGCTCGATATGAAGAAAACTTTATATTGACCGACATCGACTATGATATGAACAAGTACAGATTCTTATCAACTACTGATGAACGGATGGCCTTATGGCTTGATAATTCTGAGATCTATGAGATGTATGAATTCGTTAAAATTGAGCTTCCGCTAAAAGATGAACTACCTCCTGAAGAATAACTCTATATAATATAAAGACGAGAAGTGCAGCTAATTTTAGTTGCACTTTTTTGTTTACAACTGAGGTAAACTGGGGTAAACTATACTCCTATTACCCAATAAGGATAAATTATGACATCAATTGAAAAAGCTATGCGGCTGATCCCACACATTGGACTCGATACCTATCTGGTCGGTGGTTGTGTTCGAGACGCTGTAATGAATATCGATCCACATGATATCGATATAGCTACTAAACAAGATATTCTGATCATTAGATCCTCAGACCTGAATACATATGACATTGGGCAATCAATGGACTTTGGTATAACAGGTGTATCATTTCAAGGTGAAGAATATGAGGTAGCTCAGTTCCGATCTGATGGTGAATACACTGATTCACGTCATCCAGATTCAGTTAAACTGGGTGCTACTATAACTGACGATGCTCAGCGCAGAGACTTTACTATTAATGCCATGTACATGGATGCTGATGGTATTATTCATGACTTCCATAATGGACAACAAGACATTCAGAATAAGATTATCCGATGTGTTGGCAATCCTACTGATCGTTTTGAAGAAGATGCGCTGAGAATTATCCGAGCACATCGATTTGCAGCTCGATTTGGCTTTAAAATTGACGTAGCTACTAAGAATGCTATGATTTCTAAAGCATATAAGCTGAAAAATATTGCTGCTGAGCGAATTTCTGCTGAAATGATTAAGGTTGCTGGATACGGTGGCAAAGCAATGGCACAGTTCATTGAAGATATGATCAAGACTGATGTAATTCGTTATGTCCTGCCTGAAATCATTCCAACAACTCTGTATGATCAATACTACAAACATCACCCTGAAGGTGCTATGGTCTTCGATAATAAGACTGAGAAATATATGCCATATTCTAAGAAGAAGCATGGTGATACTCCTTCAGGTCGTTATGTTGTTGATAACGGTCTGGTTTTTGATCACATCATGGCTGCCCTGAGAACTTATGAAGGTAATGATCCTATGGTTACACTGAGCATTCTGTTCCATGATATTGGTAAGCCTGAATGTGCCGAAAGACATCCTACCCACCTGGGTTATAAGTTCATTGGACATGATCGTGCTGGCGTAAAGATCTTTAAAGATATTGCTGAACGCCTGAAGTTTTCATCTAAGATGTCTGAAGAAATAAGCTTCTGTATTCAGCATCACATGAGGTTCCACGTTATCCCTAAGAAAGCGACTAAGATCATTCCGATCCGTCAATCTCCATACTGGGAAACTATGAAACAAGTTACTTATGCTGATGATTCATGCAGAGGTGAAGCTTTCGATCCAGTTCACCAGAAAGAGGTAATGGATGCAATCGAAAGGATCTATGAAACGTTCGGTGAAAAGGAAATCTTCGATGCCAGAATAAAGAAACTGATTGATGGTAAAGATGTAATGGAAGCTTTCCCTGATCTGAAAGGTGCTGCAATAGGTAAAACTATGGCTAAAGCAAAAGAGTTTATTATTGAACACGAGTTCAAAGTTACTAAAGAAGATGTAATGAAATTCATAAAGGAAAACGTATAATGAAATACATGATCACAAATTCAACCACTAAAGCTACTTGGGATAAAATCTTACTTGATATTGATAGTGGAGATACCCCTGAAATCCATTGTCGAAATCTTGATGATTCTACTATCACTAAAGTGGCTGGATTAGGGTTGCCTGTAAACGTAAATCTTTGCCCTTCATCACGTTCATTCCTTTATACGGTTGTTGAATCGCTTAAGCTGCACTGCGTTGAAGACATTATACTTAGCTTCCCAGTTGATGCTCATTCTCAGAGCGTAGTTTATATCTTTATTGGTGAAGTGCAAGAGGATCAACGTCTTCAAGACTGTACGATTGCGTTTACTGAAGTGGGTCGTTATGAGATTTCATCTAATCATCGCCTGTCACAAACGTATTGGAACACGTTGACTGTTCACTGCCTCGATCATAATATTAAGGTTGATTGGAATGCTAATATTGATCGCTACAATATGTATCTGAGAGTGATCAATGATTAATGCAATGGGATTTATCGACTACACTAATATTCTTGGTCGTAAAGGACCGAAGATGCCTCAATCTGTAATTAATAAGTTTAAGGAGATAGCCGTTGAAGCAGAAATCAAAACTCTTGTTTTTAAGCATGATACTGGTATTTGCGTCTCTGGTAAATTCAGTCGCGACTATTAATCAGCAAACTATCGCGTATACGATATACACTGAGGCCAGAGGTGAGACCAACCTCGGTATGTGTTATGTAGCTTCAGTAATTTACAACCGCTCCCAGGAACGTAATATGAAGGCCTGGGATGTATGTACACAGAATAAACAATTTGCTTCCTGGGACGTTCAGAGACCAGGCATTCCTGTAATAAAGAATGATATTGATAGAGCAAATTGGAAGTTCTGTCTGTTATTATCAAATGACATTATAAAAGGCAAATTCAAGCCGTTCTGTACATCTAATCACTTCTACAATCCTTCCTATGCATCACCCTCTTGGGGCCTAGAACTTTATTCCGATTTCATCTATGTCAATCATCGCTTTGGCAGGTTATAGTAATAAATAACTTAAAGATAATAGGAATAAAATTGTGGACCCGATCTTCGAATCATATAGCCTTGTTGTTGAAAGCGAGAAGTGGAACATCTTTGATTTCTACGACTCACGTAAACACTATAAACAAGCAAAAGAAGCAACCAAGCAAATCAAGAAGTTGATTGACAACTTTAAGTTTGGTTCGAACCCATCTAAACTCGGAAGAGAAATTTCTAGCATCATTCGTGACGCTAGTGAAGTTGGCGCAACTGATACAGCGGCTAGAGAAGCTATATCGGATTATGTCACAGAAATTCATGGCGAAGGTATCGCTAAAAAGGTATGGCAAGAAATCTAATGGAACTCAAATTACAAAAACATGCTCTTAAAATTATGGAAGCTTTATTCATTGGAGATGATAATAATCTAGACTTTAATTATAAAGGTAAAGAAGGACTGAAGATCACTCTTGGTAAAGGTAAAGGCATCACCTTTGAACCATTTGCTTCTCAATCAAAAGACTTTGGTGGATCAACTGTTATTTCCCTATTCAGTACCTCTCATATGAAAGGAATGGATCGTGAAGAAATCGTTACTCCTATTATGAAAGCTTTGAAAGGTCAATCTGCTACTGAAGTAAATAAAGACGAATTTAAGAAATGGCTTCGACAAGCTGGATTAGTAATAGGTAAGCATCTTGCTAAAACCTACAAACCTGATGCCGTTCTTGCTGTAAAGTCCTCTTCTCAGTTGAACAACATGTTCACTAAGGAAGTTGCTAATCATCTTCCTGGAGTAGCAATCATCCCTGATGCAATTTCTAAAGCTGATATCTCTAAGATTACTGCTTCTGATAAAGCAACAGATAAACAGAAGAAAGATATTGAACGTGTATTGAAGAAAGCCAAAGCCACTGGCGTCCTCTCTATGAAGAACGTCCATGTGTCTCTTCGTCCATTCTTCAAAGGTGTAATGCAAGTTGAAGATATTGCTAAGAACATCGAAGGTAAAACAATCATCATCATCGATGACCTCATGACTACTCGTGCTGCTCAGATGCACACGATTGATGTAATCAAACAGTATAATCCAAAAGAAGTGATTGGCGTAACAATATTTAAACAATAAGGAAATACAATGGACCCTATCTACGAATCATATAGAGTTAATAGCTACTACTGGAAAGTAAGCCTTGAAGTTCTTGAAGGACCTATGAAAGGTAATAAACAGAAATGGACTACCTTCACTGATCCTAAAGAAATATAAGGTAGGAGACACACTCGAAGTTAATGTTCAGAATAAGGATACTGACAAGGGAGATATGTGTAAGATCACTAAGATTAAGAAGGAAAGTTACTAAGCCGCTAATCTAACAACTCAAATTAGGATAATAAGGTAAATAATAATAGATCACTATATCCTAAAATTTTAACAAAAAATGCAATCATTAATTTGGTTGCATTTTTTTCATTTTTCTATGTACAATGATATATCAGTTGAGTATACTCTTCTCATACTTAACAAACACCGGAGATAAACATGAAGCATATTACAGTTACAGCGACCAGCCACGACGCAAACCGAATCGTCCGTAAACATGGTGATAAGAAAACCATCCGATGGATCGGTGCTTCAAGCTTCGAAAAAATTCAGATCATGGTTGTAGATGGTGAACCTGAAATCCTCTTGGAACTCGCCGCTAACCTCGAAATCGAAAACTTCGCAATTGACTCAGTTCAGGAATATGACGTCCCAGGATTGTACGCTGATCAGTTCGACCTCGATGAAGATGAAAATCAGACCGATGGAATCGAATATGCTCAAGCTTGCCACAAAATGGATCACGACGGAAGTGATGGTGGTAACTGTAACCCAGAGCCCGAGGATGGTGCCCAGACGATCCACATCTGGGTTGACGATGAATATGTGTTCTCAACTGATTTGTTTGCCTCTCGCAAAACAGCGCTCGCCTTCTATCGCAAAACTCAAGCATACAAATCCAATAAGCTTAAGGCTCGTGTTTCTAATAGTTATACTGACAAGCTGGTTGATTCACTTGTTCCAGGCGGATACACAATCTCTAACTAAGGAAATCTAATGCAAGTATTTGTAACCAACCCTGACTTATGGATCTCGGCTAAAATGCTCGATAAGCGTCGAGCTAATAAGCAAATCCTCGAATGCAACCAGATTTATAAAGCCGTAATTGGTGAATCAAAAGGTTGGCGCAACCACTGTGTAACCCGTCTCTGGGAAGACAATCTCGTAGGCCTGATGTACTTTGCATGGTGTTGCTATTTCAAACTGATCGATGAGGGTTGGAGCCCTGCGGCGCCCTGCGCTAAGCGTGTAAATGGGGTTAATGTATGTTCAGCAGCATCACTTGGATCACAGCCTAAGGAAGCTGAAGTTAACTTTCCAATTTGGGTTGGCAAAGCAATGAAAGCACATTTACTATTTAAGGATCCAGCAAACTATTCTAAGTTCCAATGGAACGTCGAACCTAAATCAGGCTATTACGCAATTAATAAAGATGGCGACTGGCAAATGTACAGTGTCCATAAGGAGAAATAACATGATCAATATTCCAGATAGAGTATGCATCCTCCAGATTAAATTTGACCGTACATCGTGGGATGAAGATGTCCAGACAGTAGCGATCGATAGAAAGCTGTCGGAATATGAACAGGCTGATACACTCATCAACTTCTTTAGTGCTAAATCTTATAACCAAGAAGTTCTTGCATTTCTTAAAGAGCTTCGTGAATACCTACGTTTCATCGTTTCTACTCCAGCGAAGAACGTGACGTATAAACAGAACTTAGCAACATTGAATACTTGGGACACTCAATACATTAACCTAACGGATCTTGACCAATGAAATTTATAGCCGTCGTAGGAGGTCGTGACTTTGGAACGATCAAAGACTCAACCAATCCTAAATCTAGAGCTCAAGCTGAATCAGATTATAAGCTCCTAGCGTACACCCTTAATGATCTAATTAATATACCAACTGATGTCACCATTGTCTCAGGCGGTGCCAGGGGAGCTGATACATTAGCTGAAAATTACGCTAAGATGATTGGAGTAAACACGATCATCTTTAAAGCTGATTGGAAAAAATACGGACGCGCTGCAGGAATGATTCGCAACAAAGATATTATTGCACAAGCAGATGTGGTTGTTGCATTTTGGGATGGTAAGTCTAAAGGAACTAAAAAACAGTATTGATCTTGCTCGTAAATCAAATAAAGAATTACATGTTCTATTATATAAACATGAAGAAGATCTTCAGGAAGTTCTGTAAGAAGAAACGTTATTGTACTCAAGAATTTGCAGAGTTCAAAGCGAAGCCAGATAATAATCATACTGGCCTGCAACTAAGAGAATACAGATGTCCATTCTGTCAAGGGTGGCATTTGACTAAAAGGAAATGATCAGAAATGAATGTACTCACTCCACCAAACCGCCGAAGCAGTCAAATAATGAACCGCGATCTATTTCTAGCTGGATCCATTGAAATGGGAAAAGCAGAAGATTGGCAATCGAAGGTTATCAAAGCCCTCGAAGATGTTGAAGGTCTACTCATCTATAATCCACGTCGTACCGACTGGGACCTTTCATGGGAGCAATCAATTGATAACCCACAGTTCAATGAGCAAGTGACCTGGGAACTCGATCACCTCACTAAAGCCAATGTATGTGTATTCTACTTTGACCCAACAACCAAGTCTCCTATTACGTTAATGGAACTAGGTCTAGAAGCTCACTTCCAAGATGAAGGTGCTTATGCAATCGTATGCTGCCCTAATGGATTTTGGCGTAAAGGCAATGTAGATATCTTATGTAGGCGCCAAGGGATTCCTCAAGCAGATAATCTAGATGAGCTAATCGAAATGCTAAAACAGGAATTCTCAAAATGAGATTTAATCGCTATACCTTTAGATATTATGTAAAGAAAATTTGTAATTTCTTTGGCTTCTGTCCATGGTGTTTCGGTTTAGTAAATTACACATCAACAGGTAGACCAATATGCCCTACCTGCGGGAAATAATATGAGATTAATTAAAGAAGAAGCAATTTCAACTGATGATGTAACTATCGTTACACAATACTCGAGACTTAAATCTCGATCAGAAGTGTCATTAAAGGCACCGAACCACAACTTACCAATTATTGCTTCCCCAATGTGGCATCTAGGAACAATTGAGATGGCTTTGTATTTTGGTATGCGTGGCTACCCATTTGTTCTGCACCGGTATTTTGAAAGTGCTGAAACTCAATTGGAAATGTACAAAGATATTATATCAGGACCTTGTAATCCTAAAGAAACTACGTTTGTGGCTGTTGGTAAAGATTACGAATGGATCCAAACTCTAATCGATGCAGAGGTTAATATGTTCTGTGTTGATATGGCTCATGGTAATTCTGGTTACGCTGAAGAATCTGTAAAGTATATCAAGAAGAATTGTCCGGATGCTATTATTATGGCCGGCAATATTGAAACATCAGATGGTTGGCTTAGACTTAGAGATGCTGGTGCAACATATTTCAGAGTAGGGATTGCAAGTGGATCTATTTGTTCAACGAACATAAACACCGGAAACGGTCTCCCTATTCTTACTGCCCTAGATAATATCTATTCTAAAATGAGTGAAGCTGAACGTAAAGTTAATTTCCTTATTGCTGATGGAGGTATGCGTACTGCAGGTGATATCGCTAAAGCATTAGCCTTCGGAGCTTCATATGTTATGTGTGGAAAGATATTTGCTTCTACTAATTTAGCTCAAGGACCATTCTATGGCAATTTCAATAAACATGAACATGAATTGATAAAGCGAGCAGGTAAGTTTTATTATAAGAATCCACTATATGGAACCGGATTTGAAGAAATCGAATGTGAACCTGAATTCGTTCAGTACGCTGGTATGGCCTCAAAATTAATGAGAGAGAAAGCAGGCGGAACACAAAACACGTTCGTATCTGAAGAAGGTAAATCAGGTCTAATCAAATATACAGGTAAAACGTTTGAAGTGTTTGATGGTCTATTTCTAAACCTTAAAGCTGTTCTATCTTATAGCGGATGTAAAACCATTGATGAGTTCAGAGATGAAGTGATCCTACAACGAATCGCTATGGGTGGTAAACGTGAAAAGAAGATTCACTTAGATAAGGTATTTTAAATGATAATTCCAGCGTTCTACGTTAAAGACTTGGCCAATCAGGCAATGGCACAAGCATGTCTAGGCAAAGAAGAGCACTTCAAAGCCTTCCTTCATGCAGACTATATCACTCTCGATTATTTCAGCGCAGCGAGTAGCAACGAATGGGGCGAGTATTTTATGTAATTTCTAAAACCAATAGCCCAGCCTCTGTATCTGATATAGCTGGGTTCGTTAAAATCGGATTTAAGAGACCTACTAAAGTTATCGATGTTGTTGAGATGGCCTTATTTGACCCATCTTACAACAGAGCATTTTATAAAGATTTGATATCCATTTTGTAAAGGGTTTATGAAAACGGCCATGAGCTGATGAAGTTCTCAACGGTTAATGGAACCATGGCTTATAAGCTATACGAAAATCTCGTTAAGAAAGGTTTTGCAACTTCTTATGAAATTCCCGGAGACTTTACTATTATTAAAGGTAAGAAGGTATTATGGGAAAGGTACTGCATGTCCCGCGAGCAACTAGGGAACTTCCTAAAAGGTAAAATTTAATGTTTAAAAAACTAAAAGAAAGAATAAAAGATAATAGGTTACTGCGGATAGTTTCTCCTGGTCGTTATACTTCTTCGGAATTGTTGAAGGTTTATAAGGGTTCTACTATTTATGGTTATTTCATTGATCGAAACAAGGCAATAGAGGTAAGAGACAAACATAAAGCTCAATACATATCTGTTCAATGCGTAGTTATAGACAGCATTATTTATGTATTATCACCTGAACGACCTTTCCCTAGTTCTGAATTGAACATGGATCGAAGCGATAAAGAAAAAATGCTACGCAATAGTGGCATAGCAAAGCTAACATGGGAAGAACGCACTGTTCTAGGATTAAGATGAAGAAACCATATCACAATTTCTTTAGTGCTAAGTTTTACGATTATCGAAAAACAGATGAATATAAAAAGGGCGTAAGAACTATTTTTAGTATTCAATACGAACAACCATGTGCATCTCTTTTATCACCAACCGAAAAATGGTTGGCCCCAATTGCTAATTTCAAAATAGTATGTGGTTGGATTTTGATCAATGGATTCATCTTATGGGGCAAAGTTACTTTAACAGGATACGAAAACGATGAAGATAGCTGCAATTTCTGATTTACATGGGAACTTACCTAATATGCCAGAATTATTAGATCAAGATATTGATCTTCTTTTGGTTGTTGGTGATATTGCGGGTGGACATCCTGCAACTAATGCCCAATATAAATCTATGACTAACTTCTTTAAGTGGGTTGAAAAAATTAACCCAGGAACGTGTCTAATTACGCCAGGTAACCACGATTATTGGGAATGGAAACATCTATTTAAATATACGGAACGTCCTAAAAACGTACACTGCCTTATCGATGAGCATTATGATGTTGATGGTCTAATTGTACATGGAACCCCTTGGTCGGTTGAGTTTCTTAATTGGAACTGGATGAAGAAAGATGAACGTCTTAAACCTCATTGGAACAACATACATGACGATACCGACATCCTAATTAACCATGGGCCTATGTATGGGGTATGTGATACAGTATTGGAACCACCTGTAAATCATAATGAACCAATGGAGCATTGTGGTTCTAAAACTCTTTATACTGAGCTTTTGAATCGTAATATCCCTCGAGTTTTAACTGGCCATATCCATTCATCAGATCATGGTGATGTAAAATTATCCGGAGAACATGATACATTGTGCTCATGTGTTTCTATACTTGACGAAGAATACAAGTACAAATATAAACCAAAGATTTTTGAAATTTAAGGTTATATGATAGTTTAAACAATAAAGCGTTTAAATAAAGAGAAGTTGGTATCGAGGCGCTCGCTTAGCGCATCACGGCGGTTCGAGTCCGCCCTATCATATAGCCTTATTTCTTTTATAT